GCCCCGGGCACCATGGAAAATAGTATAAGTAAAACAAAGTAGTATGAGTATGTCGTTAACCGCCGTGAGGCGGTTTTTTTGTGCCTGAGATTTGGTAAGTGGCAGCAGAGTGACTACAAAATGACTACATTGTGTCTACGGCACTTTTCTCACCTTAAAAGCTGCACCCCGCAGCAAGCACGATAAACCGCCAGTTATCCCCAATAAGATACGAATTACACAGAATTTTGATATAAAAAAACCTGCAATTCGCAGGCTTCTTCAATTACATCCACAACACGCCTTGATTTCCTTTAGGGTGGGGCGGTACAGCATTAATTATTCCCGGTTCCATTATCGTTTCAACGATAGTTTCATGGGTCTTAAAGGTTTTACCGCAATTAATATTGGTGCACTGGTGATAGCGTTCTTTCGTTTCGTCACTAAGGTAACGGCTGGATCTCGCGTGTGCTGCAAATTTACAACGTGGGCAATGCATCATATTTACCTCCGAAACTGCATATTCAGTAATTATGCTGATCTTATCACCAGTGTTCGCATTTGTGAAATAAATATCAATTAGTTGAATTTTACTGCTCGATAGCCTCATAAGTAACATCCGACAACAACACTTCTAGAGATAACTGGGTGGTGTAGCCGCTGTTACTCAGGTTGTGCGTTACCTTGCTGATTATCCAGTTCTGTTGGTCTATCACCGATTTAAAACCATTGACCGCGACAGGGGTTTCAGGAAATAAATCAGCGCGCCCCATGGCTAAGGTGATAGAGAACTCAGCAACACCGCGTTGTAACTTCTCCCATTTAGATTGAGCGGCGCGCATAGCGGCTTTTTGCGTGGCGTAAACCGTGGTGATAGCAAAAACGTTATCTTCTGACCCCACCAGATAATCCCCTTGTTTTTCCTCTACCGGCTTTTTCACTGTGGCGGCTTTGGTGCGGGTCGGTTTGGCTTTAGGGTGTTCAAGTGCGCGGAGCTGCTTAAACTTGGGCTTACGCTGCAATTTAACCTTTTTCGGCTTGGTCGGTTTCGGGTCTTTGGTGTGCAACCAACTGGCACTTACACCGGTATACGCACCCCGGTCAGCAATACTAAAACTGTGCTGGTCGCCATCCTGCCGGGTGATCGTCATCTGCGGAATGGGTTTACCGCTGGCCGTGACACCGCTGCCCGGCTTGATAAATAGCAGACGCCCGGCTTTGACAGCGGCCACCGCACCATTCAGTAACGCTAACCGGGTGATAAATTTGGCGTCAGTCTCTTGGGTCTGGTCGATATGAGAGATAGCGATATCCGCCAGACCCTCGGCCAGCATAACTTTCAGGTTGTTGCGCTCGGCCACCTGAGCGACAACCTTACCCAGCGTGGTTTCATGATAAGAGACTTCACGCCGGGTATTGAGCGAACCGCGAAAATCCGCACTGCGGGCGCGAATGGTCAGCGTATCCGGTGCGCCGTGGTGCTCGACCTCATCCACGGTAAAGTCCCCCTTACCTATCAGCCCCGACCCTTTCCAGCCCAAGAACACCGACAACACCGCACCCCGCTCCGGCATGGAAAGCTGGCCGTCTGCGTCATCCAGTTCAATATCGAGCTGGTCAGCTTCAAAGCCTCGGTTGTCGGTCAGGCTCAGGGACAGCAGCCGATCACGAATATTCTGGGTGATATCTTTCGCGTTAATATTCAGCATAAAGTCTGGGGCCATGTCCGCGCCAGCCGGTAAAGACATGCCGGTCATCATGAGAATAACCCTCCGATTGCTGACTGGGCTTTATCGGCCATGGCCGTCGCCTTACCTAGTAATTGGTCAGCCTGTTGTTGCAGGTCGCCGAACATCGCTGTCAGTGACTCATCGACCCGCAACAGATTGAGGGTGAACTCAATGCGCCGGGCGCTGCCATCTGCAAAAAACAGACTGCGGGTCAGGCTCAGGCTTTCAACCACAAACATACCGTATATCATGCCGCTCCCCTCAATCAGCGGCCATGCTTTGCCTTGGTTAGCCATCACCTCTAGAGCCAGCAACGACAGGCGGCCGCCGGTCAGTTCCGGTAGTAATACCCCGGATAGCGTCATTTTTTCGCTATCGACGCCAAGAAATTGCGCCGCTGGGCGCAAGCCTACCCGGCTGTTAGTGGGCCAACGATAATCAATATTGCGCCCCATGCTTTGATAAGGGGTGGTTTGTAGCATAAAGACAAATAAACCCAGTGATAACATCATGATTAATCATTCTCCATCTGGCCGCGCTGGCGGGCGCGCTTATCGCGTTCGTTCTTGGCAAGGGCATCAACCATCATTCGCTCGGCATCCTGTCGGCTCATACCCGGCGGAATAGTCACCTTGATATCGTTGGTGGTGACACTACTGTCAACGATAGTGGTGCCAGTATTGGCAGTCACCGGCTGATAACCGCCATATAACACGCCGCCACTGGGTGAGTATCCGCCCGCGTAAGGGTTATCTTTCGGGACGTTATCGGCCAGCCCGGTAGATTTGCTGTCAATAACGCCGAGCTTTTCCAGTACCCAATCGATGCCACTGCGCAGAGTGTTCAGTGCATCCATGGGTAGACTGAGTGCTGCCGCTAACCCCTCGCCGAATAACTTGCCTGCGTTGGTCGCCACATCTAGGGTTTCCTGCGTGGCTTTCACCGGTTTAATCAGGTCAGCGAACCAGTTCGAAAGCTGTTTCACCTTGTCACTAAACCAGTTAAACACCGGTTTTAGCGGCTCAAAGGCGGCACTGATTGGCCCCATGGCAGCAGTAAAGCCCTCGGCGACGCCAGCAATAAAGGCGCTGATAGGTTCCCAGTATTTCCGGATAAGCAGGCCCCCGGCCACAATGGCCGCGACTACTGCCACTATCGGCCATGTTAGCGCCGTGAGCGCGGCGGCAATGGTTCCGGCCATCAGTGAAAAGCCAGTACTCAATAAACCGGCCCCGGCCAACAGCAGGTTAAACCCCGCCATGACCGGCCATGCAATCAACCCTAGCGCACCCAGCCCGGCAACCAGTGCCAGCGCCGCGCCGGTGACAGTGGTAATGGTGTTGACCAGCTCCGGGTTTTTCTTGGCCCATGCCGCGACATTGACCAGCCAGTCGGTTGCGGTTAAGGTCAGTTTGCGCAGCGCGGAGTCTTGCTTCTCAAACACCTCAATCTCTAAGTCTTCCCATGCCGAACTCAGGTTTTTCAGGTCGCCGTCAAGGTTATCCATTCTCACCGTGGCGATAGATTGCGCGGTGCCACCCGCATTCATCAGTTTGCTTTGCTTCTCTGCCAGCTTGCCGTTACCGGCTGCGGCCACCAGTTTCACCGCGCCTTTCATCGCCTCTTCACCGAAGATCACTTTCAGGTATTCGGCTTGCTGTGCGGTGCCTAACTTGTTCTTTTTAAAAGAGCGGTCAATATCTTTGAGGATTTTCTCCACCGGCAACATATTGCCTTTGCCGTCGCGGGTGGTTATTCCCAGTTCGCGCAAGGCTTCCGGCGCTTTACCGACGGGAGCCTGTAAGCGGCTAAACACCGCACTGGTACTGGTGCCCGCCATACTGCCCTTGATACCGTTATCAGCCAGCACCCCGAGTAACGCGGTAGTGTCTTCGATGCTGGCCCCGGCGGCTTCAGCAATCGGGGCGACGTATTTCATCGCCTCGCCCAGCTCTAACAAGTTGGTGTTTGAGCTGGTAAAGCCTTTCGCCATCACGTCCGACACCCGTTTAATCTGGTCTAGCGGCAGGTTAAACGCCGACTGCATGTTGGTGACAATATCCGCTGCTTCGGCGATATCCACACCGGACGCCAGCGACAGGTTAACCGTTGGCTCAGTGGCGGCCAGAATGGCGTCAGCGTCATAGCCGGAACGGGCCAGCGTGTCTTGGGTTCGTGCGACATCTGTCGGCGAAAAGGCGGTTGAACCGCCAATGTCACGCGCCTGTTGGCGAATGGCGGCCAGCTTGGCGTCGTTTTTATTCAGCCCTAAAATCGCCTGAGTGCCGGACATCTGGCTGTCAAACTCCATACCCGGCGCAATCAGTTTTGCCGCGCCATAAAGCCCGGCGGTTGCGACGCCAAGACTCGCGGCGCTGGTATTACGCACCGCACTGGTGGCAGCTTTGCCTTTCTGGTAGCGGCTGCTGATGCGGTTGAGTTGCTCCTGTTTCAAGCTCAGGCGTTGCAGCTCTTGCCGTTGGCGGCTCAGGGCAACAGTCGCTTCGGCGGCACTGCTGCGTAACCGGCGCTGTTCACTGCTCAGGTTTTTGGTCGCTATGCCGTCAGCATTGAGGGCGTCGCGCTGGCGCTGCACGGACTGGCGCAGCCCGTTATATTTGGTTTGCAGTTCAGCCGCAGCACGCTTGGTTCCCTCCATCAGTCGGGCTTGTTGGGCGGTGGGTTTCTCTGTGTTTTTAAAGGCGATAGCCAACGCCGCCGCATCTTCTTTGGCTTTTTTCAATGCCTGCCCGGTGACCGCCAGTTGGGCGCTGGCCTTGCGGAAACCGTCAATTTTCGCCGCCTGCGCATCGAGCGATTTGATGCTGCTTTGCGTGTTGCGAATGTCGCCAGTGAGGGATTTACTGGCGGTTTGAATGGCTTTAAAGGGGCGGGTGGCTTGGTCTACGGCTTTGAGCAATACCTGTAGCTGTAAGCTCTTACTCATGGTTTACGGCTCCACTTCTTAGCAGGGCTTTATGACGCCAGCGCACCAGCTCGGTGAGGCTCAAGGCCCAAAGCTCTGACGGCGGCCAGTGAAAAATGGCGGCAATATCCGCCATCAGGTCATCCACTTCCAGTTTCGGGTCGAGCGTTACGCCCCCTGTTTCGGCGACAAAAAACCAATCCCCTTACCCGCCAGTGCCACTAAATCCGGCAATTCTAAGCGGCCACATTCGGCGGCGGTCAGTGTGGGGGTGGTGATTCGTGGCAACACGACAATCAGCGCATCGACTTCAGAGTGAGCCACATCAAACAGACGAACACCGCGCAACGTCCCGGCATTGGGGCGACGGACTTCAATTTCAGTGATTAAGGTATCCCCACGCTTTAATGGGGTGTCCAGTACCACCAGATTCTCGTTAACCTCGGTGGCGGGTTCAGTTTTAGCCGTTACTTTTTTCATGGTTTTTTCCAATTTAGTCAGGGAGGCCAGCGAGTTAACACTGGCCGTCAGGGGTTAGCGGCCAATGGCCTTGCGTTGGGCTTCCAGCAGGTCTACGCCGTTAACCATTTCAATCAGGTTAACCACGTCAATCTCCATCACTACCTTGCCGTCAATGGTCAGCTTGTAATAAGTACACTGGGTGGATACCTTTGTTTCGGTGTCTTCCCCTTGTTTGGATTCGCCGCCATCAATCTCTTTATGACGGCCACGGATTTCGACCTCTACCGCCGTCACTTCGCCAGTGTCGTCACGCTGATAAGCCCCGGCAAAACGCAGCGGAACCGCGTCAACTTTGGGGGTTCCCCATTGCTGCAACACCAGCTCGTCAATGCCGCCCATCGACCACTCCATGGAAAGCGCATCGTCATCCAGCCCCAAATCAATCGGCGCGACGCCATTCATCCCGCCGCCGCGATAGTTCTCCAGCTTCCGGGTGAGTTTCGGCAGGGTGATTGAGGAGACGATCCCCATGTAATCCCGGCCATCGTTAAACAGGTTCATCAATTTCAACTTACGTGGCAGTGCCATAAGTCAGGTTTCCTTAGCTGTTGACGGCAGCGGCAAAGTTCACCAGATATTTATCGGTGATACGCTGGCGCAGGGTTAAATCTTCCAGTGGTGGCACTGGGGTGTAGTCGTAATCGATAAACAGCTTGCCCGCTTTCAGGGTGTCTTTATCGTTGGCGCTGTCGTCATACCAGCAAGCGCCGTCAATAATCAGCCCGGCGGATTTCATTTCGCGGAATTTGGCATTGATGCTGCCAATCATGTCTTTAACCAGCGTCGGATGCATCGGGCGGTCAATCGCCCACAACTGCGCCTCGGCCATGGTGTCAGCCAAAATTTGTGCGGTGCGGGTGTAGTTCTCGAAAGCAAACAGTGGATCATCGGAGCAGGTGCGCGAACCCCAAAACTTGAAGCCGTCTTTACGGATTAGCGTTGTTACGCAGGCTTGGTTAAGTAAGTCAGCGTCAGTGCCGACGGTCTGCAAATCCCAGTAGACGCTGGCAGAGATACCGGTCACGCCATTCACCCCGACGTTAGACAGGGTTTTGTGCCAGCCGGTTTCTTGGTCAATCTTGGCACGCAGGCCCAGCGCGCGGGCAGTGGCATAAGCAATATCTGTACTGTTGGCGGTAGTGTTCCAGCTCAGGAAGTCCGGCCAAATCAACATCAACTCACGCTGGCTGAAATTCTCGCGGTATAACATCGCTTCTGAAATAGTCTTGCAGCCATACGCGCTGATATAGCCAAAGGCGCGCAACTGCTGGCAGATACTCGCCAGCGCGGTGGATACTTGCTGATTATCCAGCCCCGGCACACCGAGAATGCGTGGGCGAACGCCGGTGACAGATTGCGCATCTAACAACGCTTTCATACCGGTGTAGCGGCCGTTCTCGTCAGCGCCGCCGATAATATTAGACGTGGTTTCATCCTCATCTTTGCCGCTAGCCACGCGAACCACAACCGTGACCGGGCGGGCCTGTTCCGCAATCGCCAGCAATGACGCCGCCAGTGTGCCTTTTTTACCGGCTTTACCGGCAGCGGCCAGCACGTCAGTAATCAGTACCGGGGTATCAAGGGGAAAGGCTGCCGCGTCGGCATCCTCGGCGGTGCAGACCATGCCGACAATGGCGGTGGAAATAGTGGAAATGACACGCGTCCCCTCGTTGATTTCGAGAACGCGGACGCCGTGATGGTAATCACTCATAGATTAACTCTCTGTTGATTGAGGGTGAGAGTATGGTGACGGGTTACCGCACGGGGGGCATTCAATGGATGTTTTGTGGGGGCTGGCACAACGAGAAAAACCGATAAAAATGGTCGTAACACATAGAACACAGAAACATGAGAAACCAATGGGTTTCTCATAGCATGGCTTTTATATTAGATTTCGGCGTTCCTCTGCGGGGAAGTATTTGTAAATAGTTTTAGGTGACACATCGAGAACCAAAGCCACTTGATGCAGGCTAGCACCATTTGCAAACATACGCCTGGCCCGCGCAATCACTTCAGTTGTCATTATCCTGCGGCGACCGCCTATTCGCCCCTCGGCTCTTGCAGCGGCCAAACCTGCAAGAGTGCGCTCCACTATTAATTCGCGTTCCATCTCAGCTAACGCAGACATAACATGAAAGAAAAAACGGCCCATAGCGGTACTGGTATCAATACTATCGGTCAAACTGCGAAAATGCACACCACGGTTTTTTAACTCTTCTATCAGTGCAATTAGGTGGCGAACACTGCGCCCTAATCGGTCGAGTTTCCACACAACCAATGTATCTCCCTCGGACATTGCACGCATTGCACGTTTTAAGCCCGGTCGTTCTGACGATTTCCCGCTTATTTTATCCTCAAAAATCTGTACGCAATTTGCGCTAATCAATGCATTGCGTTGTAACTCTGTATTTTGGTCACTTGTTGACACCCTGATATAGCCTATAAGCATCTTATTTCCCTCATAAAATAAGTTAAGTTTGTCGCAGGTAAGCTATAGGAAAAATTAACCAGTAAATATCTAAGTCTAAAAAACCTTGGTTTAGGCGA